GGGTCGAGGAGGGACGTTGATTGGGCAGGCGATGTTCTTTCCTCTCCGGTGCAAGTGGCTATCCGCCGATAAAAAATGCGAGATTCACGGTGACAAGCCAGAATGGTGTAAGAAGTTTCCTCTAAACTTCGGGCCCGTACCCTGGCTTCTGAATATCGGCTGCAAATTCTTTGTGGAATAGGGGGACCGATGCAACCGCATAGCGCGATGGGAATCAGAACGAGAGGCAAAGGGAGACAGTGGAGCCTTGCGAGCGGCATGGGCTCGTCTTCGAAGGGAGTCACCCAGGGAGCAATGGACGTTATTCTCTCGATAATCCAAGGAACCCAGATTCCTTTTCAGAGGGTCCCTTTTTACAGGAGGATGTTTGGGCAAGGGAGAAGAAGATGAACAAGTCAGTTGTCGATCGTCCACCCCGGGTTGAGGTAGGGCAGCTCGTTTGGGCACGTCTCTACAACGATTTAGAAACCGATTTCATGAAAGTGCCCCTCACGGTGATCGCTGTTCATCCCGATGGATCATGGGATGGAGAATTAATCGAAGGGGAGGCCTGAAAGGGGGTGGTGAGGTTGAAATGAAGATTGACGTTGTCCATCATTTCCCGAAGCGGTTTGAATTAGTTCACCATTTTGCACAGGTCGGGGCCTTCAACTGGAAGGTCGGACGGCCTGAACTTAAAGACAAAAGGAGGATACGAGTCATGTTGGAATTAAGCTGCACGAACGAAGAGAAGATCCCCGTTACCCTGGCCCCCGTTACAGGTGCAGGAAAGCCTGCCCCCCTGGACGGCCCGGTAGTGATCACTGTTCAGTCTGGAGAGGGGACTGTGAACGTCCTCAACCCGGAAGGAACGAGTTTCGAGGTCGTCTCCGGGGACAACCCTGGCGACACGGCCTTCCTCGTCTCCGCTGACGCTGACCTCGGGTCTGGTATCGAAACCATCTCCGACGTGATTTTGCTTCACGTCGCCGGAGCGAAGGCATTGAGCCTTGGGATGGAGGCAGGCGCCGCAGTCTTGAAGTAAACTCTTGCCGGGCGGGGTAGGTACCCGCCCGCGTTAAATGGCGATGGTCGACGGCTCGAACCGAAGGAGGTAATGGTGATGAAAAGACTGTTCACGATTTTGGCGGTTTTGATGTTTACGGCTCAGATTGTTTCAGCCCTCCCGCATCTAACCTGTGACAAATACGTCCCCGGACCTTGCACACCCGGAACAATAGGCTGCAATGCCCAGGGCCAGCTCGTTATGCCCACCACCTTTGTTTTGAAATTCGACTTCGCAACGCATCCGGATGTGACGATACCGGCTCGAGTGGACGCCCAGAATAAGGTTGATCTCTGGTGGGAGATCACGATCCAGAACGGCGTTTATACGGCGAGGGCTCTTGCGTGTGTCCAGACAGACAAGTGCAGCGAGCCTTCCCAACCAGTGACCTTCACGAAAGCGATCCCCGTCCTTCCGGTTCTAAGAATCGTACAACAAGGAACAAGCACATTCTTGACTTCGGATCCGTATGCCCCTGGATCCGGTGTCGGCATTCCCGACGATTTCCTTGTCAGAAAGGATGGAGCCCAAGGTACGATTACCTCCGTGGCCAAAATTGACGCAACCGGCAAGATCATCCTCTGGTACGACCTGACAGGCCTGTCCTCCGGAACTCACACGTTTCAAGTAAGCGCAAGGAATATGTGGGGGGCTTCAGTGGAAACGGCCGTTTTCTCCTACGTGAAGGAAACTCCGGTAAAACCGGCTATGAAGATTCAGAAGTAACTGTCCAAAAAAGACCGGTCATTGTTCAAAATTGAAAGGAGACCCGATGGATTTATCAGCAATCAAGCCCGACCTTCTCAACAGGCTGTTCTCAGCCATCCAGATTGAGAGTGCCGTGAAAGCTACGGCCTTCCTGAGCCCAAGTCTTACCGTGAAGATGACGAAGCGGACCTACAAGAAGCGGGACAGGTCGAAGCCTCGTCTCCAGGAGTTCAACTTGACGATCGGGGCGCCGAATTTCGAAGAACGTCAGTTCATCAAGCTTTGCCGGAAGGCCAAAGAGCGGTTTCCGGTCAAAAATATCATCATGAAGTTTCCGAAGGTGAAGAAGTGATCCCAGTCGAAGACCTGATCCTTCCGGATCCCACCGTTCAGGGTAGCGATGCTGCAGAACCCCCCTCGGCCATCGTCAGGAAAGGTGTGCCTCGAGGCGACGGAAAGAAGCTTTCTCCAAATACCATCAAAAAGTTCCCTAAAACCGTCACCGAGAGGCATGAGATCGCCTTCGAGAAGTACCGGTCTCTTGGCAGGACGAGAACGTATCAAGCCGTTGCCAGTTGGCTCGATGTCTCCCTGACCACAGTCCAGACATGGGCACAGGCCGGGAAATGGAAAGAAAGGATCGCTGAGGATCTTCAGAACGCGAAACGGCTTGGGATTGTGGAGGTCATGGGGAAAGTTGGCCTCTTCCGGAAGGATGGGATTGAAGTCGTCGGCACGATTATGACCTGGCTAAAGCGGATGACCGAGATCATTGAGATCCACAGGAAAGAGAAACGGGAGTTGGACGCGGAAGAGAAGTCCGAGCTTGAAGCCCTGAAGGACGGGCTTAAAAACTTTGGGGTCAGCTTCAAGTCACCCCGGGATCTGAAGGATCTTGTGGGCGCGATCAACGAACTGGTCGATTTCAGGGGAATTCCGGGAGCATTGCAGATGGGTGAAGGTGAAGAACCCCCACGGGCGCCCCCCGCCGGAATCAGCGTTGAGGGCCCGGCTCTGATCATCGTGGGCTTGGGTTCGGACAACGCGATGCAGACACTCCCGATGAAATCGATCGAGGATGCGGTGAGGGAAAAAGTTGGACCAGTGGCCAAAATGTAAGAAGTGCGGATCTCCGTTGAGGATCATTAAGCCCTTTAGCCGGTTCCCGGCGGAGGTTTCTTGTCTTTATTGCGGGAGCGTCTATGCTGAGATCGAAAGAGAAATCAACCGGCAGTACCAAGACAGGGTGGAGCGCCTTCGAGAAGATCATACAGGACCACCGAAAGAACCTGAAAAGGTTAGGCAGTTGCCAGCTTCCCCACCGATTTGTGAAGCTTCCCCTGAAGCGTCATCCGTTCCAATACCGGTGCCGGATCTGCAAAGGAGTCCTCTTTGGCTCGCAGCACAGGGGATATTTGATCGGGGTAAATGATGGGATACAAATCGTCAGGATGGAACTCATGGAAGCACACAGGAAATTGACACAAAAGGAGAAAGTCCATGCCGCTCACAAAATCCGGAAAAGAAGCGATGAAAGACATGAGGGGCCGTTACGGCGAGGATAAGGGCGAGGAGGTCTTCTACAAATCTGTGAACAAAGGGATCCCGGGATCTGATAAGTGGGAAAGGAAGTCGGGGAAATCGACCATGACCCACAAAGGCCATGATTCCTGCCATCGCAAGGGGAAACATTAGAATGGCATGGGAGACCCTGTACCAGAAAATAAGCACTGGATTTAAGAAGTAAAGACCGTTAAGATATTCACGGCCCGGGTTGCGGAAGGGGACAGCACCTGTGGAACTTGTTCAGGGATAGAATTCTCATAAAAGGAGGAACCACAATGGCTGACCCCAACGACATCGCAAACAAACTCCCATGGCCTATCAGCGTCGCCGTCAAGGCGATGAAGGGTTCGAAGAAGAGAGTCGAGGAGGGAACCTCGCTCGAACCACCTCCCCCACCGATCGACAGAAGCGGCGCGCGCGCGAGAGCTTACAAGAACGATACTCCTGGCGGGTTTGACGAGTACCAGAAGAGCCTCCAGCCCAAAAAGGAGTAGACATGCCGCGTCCACGTGCTTCAGGTCATGTCCGTCCCGGATATGCCGTCAAATATGACTATACCCACATTCCCACGATTGGGCGTTTTGCTTTGGACAATACCCAAATCCGTGGGCTCATGGGGCCTTTTGGGTCCGGGAAGTCCTCTGGTGCGGTCATGGAGATCCCCAGGAGGGCTGCCCAACAGATGCCCGGCAGAGACGGCGTTAGGCGATCGCGGTGGGCAGTCATTCGGAACACGAACAGGGAACTCGACGATACGACCCTCCGGACCTTCCTCTATTGGATGGCCCAATTTGGAACCTACGAAAAGACCCCCAGAAACTTTATCCTCAACAAACTGAAGGCCCCCGATGGGTCTCCGGTCGAAGCAGAAATCCTCTTCCGCCCGCTCGACAAACCCGATGACGTTGCAAACCTCCTCTCCCTGGAACTTACCGGGGCATGGTTTAACGAGGTCCGTGAAATCCCCAGGATAATCTGGGATACCATGCAGGGCCGTGTCGGTCGATTCCCTGCAAGGCAGGATGGGGGATGTACGTGGAAGGGCATCTTTGGGGAAACGAACCCATGCGACACCGATCACTGGTTCTATGAACTTTTCGAAGAAGATAAACCCAGGGCCTGCCCTGTTTGCGTGAACAAAGACGGCGGTCCCGTGACGATGATCCGGATGGAAGCCAAGAATTGGGCCCTCCCGCAGTTCTGCCCGAACTGCAACAAGACTGAGGCTGAGGGCGTCCCGTTGACCGCAATTTATAAACAGCCGTCCGGCAGATCCGCCGAAGCTGAAAACCTCCCGAATCTGGATCCAGGTTATTATTCCCGGCTCATGCATGGGAAAGACCCGGCATGGATCACCGTCTATGTCGATGGGAAATACGGCTACGTTCGCGATGGGCGCCCGGTTTACCCGAATTGGTCAGATACCTTTCACCTTGCCGAAAAGGATGAAGATCCCAAAAGGTCTTACCCCCTCATTCTGGGATTTGACTTCGACAGCCATCCAGCCTGTGTCATGGCCCAAATACATCCGAACAGTAGGTTTCACATCTACGATGAATTTCTTGGGAAGGGAATGGGAAGCCGCCGTTTTCTCAAGGACGTGATCAAGCCATATATCAACGCCAAGTATTACGGAATCCCTCTCATCATCACCGGCGATCCATCTGGAGTTAGAAAATCCTATAACTCCGACGAGCGCAACGCCTTCATGGAGATCAAAGACGCTTTCGGCCAGCATGGCGATGCCGCCTGGTCCAACGCCTGGGATCCCAGATACGGGGCCGTCGATGGTCTTCTCGTCCAGAGGATCGAGGGGAACAAGGGAGCCTTGCAGCTCAACCCCCGCTGTAAGTTGCTTCATAAGGGATTTCTTGGGGAGTACCGGATGAAGAGGATCCAGGTCACAGGACAGGATCGATTCCAAGATCGGCCTGAAAAGAATGATGCCTCACACCCGCATGACGCCTTACAATATGCTGCCATGAAGGCTACCGGGAGAACAGGCAACTTCTTCACAAAGAGACAAACGTCTCAGGTGGACAGCGCGCCAGCCTCTATCGCCGGTTGGACATAAGGAGAAAACCATGGGTCTCTTAATCGTAAAGTCCAACACCCAACTTATTGAGGAAGATAAGAAGACCTCCGCCAATGCAGCGGTCCCACCCGCCCAGTCGCCGGCAGTATCGTCACTTTCGGCGTTTCTCGATAAGGCATGGGAAGCTGCCAAAAAGGAGAAAATCCCATTTGAACGTCAGATGCTGAAGAACATGAGAGCCCGCGACAACGAATACGAGCCTGACAAGCTGTCTGCGATCAAGGCGATTGGGGCTCCAGAAATCTTCATGGGTGTGACCGAATCCAAAACGCGAAGCTGCGAAGCATGGGTAAAGGACATCCTCTTCCAGCCCAACAATATCCCATGGGACATCGAACCCACTCCGGTTCCGGAACTCCCGGCAGGCCTCCAGGAACAGATCACAGCAAGATTTTACAGTGAGGCTATGAGTTTCATGGTGTCGCAATCCGTTCAGACGGGGCAGCCGATCGATGCCGAACAGATCATCGGATCGTTGCAGGCAAAAGTTCCGGAGTTTCAGAAGAAGATAAAGTATCTGATTCTCGAAAAGGCCAAAGAGAAGACCAAAGAGATGAAAGAAAAGATGAATGATCAGCTTACGGAAGGTGGCTGGTACGATGCCGTCGATGATTTCATTCCCGACGTGATCGTTCACACGGGCATCATTAAGGGTCCGATGCTCAGGAGGGATTATCTCCGGAGGGTCAAGACAAACGACAAAGGGATAATGAGCGTAACTACGGTCTCGGAGAATATCTGTCAGTATGAGGCCAGGGGTTTTCTAAACATCTACCCGGGCCCAGGGTCCACTGGGATCAACTCCGGCTATCTCTTCGACCGATTACCCTACACACCCCAAGACATTCAATCAATGATCGGGCTACCGGGATTTATTGAGTCGGAGCTACGCGCAGTCCTCCGTGAATGCGATGGGGGAAAACTGCGGGACTGGACGTTAAACGATACGGAAAAGGCCAGCGCTCAGGGTCTGAATCCCGACTCAATTAATGAATGGGAGGAGGTTGATTGTCTCGAATATTGGGGCACGATCAAGGCGAAACTCCTTCACGAATTTGACAGCGATGGGTCAATGAAATGGAAAGAGAAGGCTCCAGATAAGGACCTCTATTACAACGTCAACATCCTAAAGATCGGTACACACATCATCAAGGCATCTCTCAACAAAGACCCCAGGGGCTGTAAGCCCTATTGCAAGCTCTCTTTCATCGAACGCCCGGGATCCTTCTGGGGGAAGGGCCTTCCTGAAGTGATCGACGATACCCAGACTTCCTGTAATGCCTGCGCGAGAGCGCTTCTTTATAACGTCGGCATGGCGAGCGGTCCCCAGGTTGAAATCAACTCCGACCGTTTGGCCTCCGGAGAGAAAGCGGACCTGGTCCCCTGGAAACGCTGGTTTGTCTCAAATGACGAGATGATGAACGGCGGGAAAGCAATTGAATTCTACACTCCCCCCCTCGTTGCCCAACAGCTTATTCAGGTATTCAATTTCTATCTGAAGCTTGCCGACGAGCATTCTGGGGTCCCGGCCTACGCCCACGGAGATCCACAAGTCGGCGGCGCAGGAAACACAGCTTCCGGTCTCTCGATGTTGATGACACAAGCCGCGAGAGGGATCAAGCTCCTCATCAAGAATCTCGACAAAAAAGTCATCGAGGACACCCTTCAGAGACAATTCTGGTGGAACATCGAGCGCAAAGAAATGGCGGGGCTTATCGGAGACGTTCGGATCGTGGCAAAGGGTTCTTCATCACTCATCGCCAAAGAACAGCAAGCTTCCAGAATGACCGAGCTTCTTTCGATCACCGCGAACCCAATCGACGCGCAGATCATGGGGTTGGATGGACGCAAGAAGTTGTTGAGAGAGGTAATCAGGACACACGAAATGGATCCGGAAGCTGTCATCCCAGAGTTCAGTTTTGCGGCCCTGGCACAGACCGGAGACCAGGCGCTTTCCGGTCCTGGGGCTGCACCATTGGCGAAACCGGCTAACCTTAACGCGGCCGGGGAACCCACCCAGGGAACAGATTTTCAAACAGTCAACGCCCGAGGCGGAGCGGCATCGAAACCGCGCGTCGAAGGTCATGTCGCAATGTGAAAGGAGAAAGCCATGTCTCAGGAAATTCCAACGGTATCTATCGTACTGCCTAATGGAGCTGCCGCCGAGGTAGGTGGGTCATCGACGACCAAGATTTCCCCGAACAAGGGCATCTACCAGGGGACGATCTGTCTTGTGAAGGTCGTCACCCCGGATTTTACCAACGCTGTGACTACGACGGTCCGTCTATACGACCGCAACGGGATACTGAAATATCAGTCGGCCGCCCTCGCCGAAGCCTCCGGGGCCTCGGGTTTCGCCATTCCGGTCAATATCCCGATTCATTACGGAGAATATGTAACTGCCCAACCGAGCGGGGATCCCGGCGCTGGCGGTGGGACGGTGACGATCGACATGGAATTCATCCCGGATACCGTCCAGCCGTAAGGAGGTCAAAATGGATGCTCTCCAATATCACCGTGAATGGGTGCCCACGGCACTCGATGGTTGCGTTCTCTATCTTCCATTCTGGCGCTATGGCGCCAACACTCAGAAGATCTGGGACCAGAGCCCGACGATATATGGACCCGAGTTGGTTACGAACGGAGACTTCTCTTCCGCCACGGGCTGGACGGTAGAGGCCGATTGGACAATATCTGATGGCAAGGCGCGCGCGGTTATGGCCGCCGGGCATGACGTATTTCGAAGTGTTTCTTATACGAGTGGGAAGAGATACCTGGTGTCGTTGACAGTTTCGAATTATGTGAGTGGTTCATTTCGTGTCAGCATAGATGGTGGCAATAGTTACATTTTGAATAATCAGCTCTGGGGCAATGGTCATATCGAGTTCGGCTTCACCGCGTCTGCCGGAGATAATACCATTGGCATTGGAGCCAGTGGAGATTTGACTGCCGATATCGATGATGTCTCTGTCAAGGAAGTTCTGTCAGGTGGAAATCATGGGGTGATCACCGGCGCAGCACCCGCGACGTATCCACTGTTGAGCGGTGCGGAGATAGTTACTAATGGTGGATTCGCGAGCGATACGGCGGGGTGGTCTGCTCTCCAAAGCACCCTTGCCTCGATTGCCGGTGGTCAGTCCGGAAACTGTCTGGAGATTACCCGAGTATCCGGAGATGCTCAATATGCGTATCAGAGCAAGGGGTTGTTTCCGGGAAGGACATACCGGTTAAGTGGATGGGTAAAAAGTGGAACATCTGGAGACGGTGTCTTTAACTTTTCTGTTGAGGACAACGGTGCAACCTTTAAGGTAGAATCTTCTTCTACCTCTGCCTGGACCTATCATGAAAGGTTCTTTGTAGCCGACAATACGCCAAAGAACTTATGGATAACTAAGAACAACGCAACCCCCGGCACCATG